TTACATAGTTCTTTACTTCAATAGATATTCTATATAAAGATGCAGCAAGACTACTAATATCTTGTCTAATATATGAATAGGTATTTGAAGCACTAACAAAACTAACTAATCCATTATCAATTATTGCTTCTCCACCAAACTCCCAATTCTGTCCGACCTCTTTTACTGATACGTTGTCTATTGAGCCAATAAAACCACTAAATCTTGTTCTTATAAATAGATTTGTAGATGATGGAGTAAAATAAAGAGTATAAGTGCCAACACTATTAACATTCAAATCTATGTTAGATGTATCAATATATAATGTACCTTGTGTGTAATCAACAACATCTAATACAATCTTATATATTTTACTTGTATCTAAAATTGAGTTTTGGATAATATCCCCATCATTCCCTGTACCTGTACCATCTTGCGATGCTTTACCATTAGAAATAGTCCAACCTGTGTCTTTAGTCCAATCGCTGTCCGTTTCAAAGTTTCCGTTGGTAACAAGTTCACTACCTATCTGCTCAAAGTTTCCGTTTTGTACAAGCTCTCCACTTAATATCTGTACGTCCTCTACAAGCCCTTGCTCGTTTACTCTTGTAGCACTTGAACCTCTACTAAAGTCAAAGTCGGCTTCTTGTATTTCTTTTACGCTTACGTTGTCAACAGTAAAAGTATAATCGCCACTTCCATTTCTTACAATTAATAATTGATTAGAATTTGAGTTTGCAGTAAAAGTGATATTAACATCTTGTAAATTACCATCAAAGTTTATTACTCCATTAGAACTTCCTAAACCACCTATATTTGAACCATTATCAAAAAAAGTACACGCTTTACCATTTGTTCCTTGTACTTGTGCAGTAAGTTTATACATCTTACCACTTTGATATGTTAAAGATTGACCAATTAAAGAATAAGCACCACCAACAACTGTTATAGTCGCTTTACCATCGCTTATAGTTGCATTTGTTTTAGACCAAGAGCTATCTGTGTCAAATGTACCATTAGTAACAAGTTCAGTAGGCAAAACTTGATAAGGCGGTATAACAGTATTTAAGCTACCATCTGAATATGCAGTAGGTGTTAAGACTATACTTGCTTTATTGTTTAAGTCTCTGAGTGTTTTGTCTGTGTCCCAGCTGTTTTCGTAGTAGTCAGAATGTCTGTAGAGTTTGTTTGTAGCCGAGTCGTCATAATACACCTCTCCATAGCCTTCTGGATTAGTGTTACCCCAGTAACTTCTGTGATGTATTTCTCTAGCCATTTATTTCTTTTTTAAACTTTTAACTTCTGCTAACAATTCCTGTACTGCACCTACTAGTAAAGGCACTATTCTACTTTGATCTATTGTTTGGTATATAGGGTTGTTTTCTGCGTCTACAGCGTCTTTTTCGCCTTTAACGGCTTCTGGTATTATGTCTGCGACTTCGTGAGCTATAAACCCATCTACTGTAGCCTCTGGGTCAGATATGAAGTTAAATCTATATGCCTTTAGCTCATTAAGTCTGTCTAGTGCTGACCTTAACGGCTCAATGTTTTCTTTTAGTCTATAGTCAGAGTTTGTGTCTACGTAGTCTTTTACTGCTGCACTAGTGGGTATGCTAGTGTCATTGTCGTTATTGTCAATGCCGTCTGCTTCGTCTACTAGTTTTGTAATAGTTATGTCTTCGCCTGTGTCTTTTAATGAGCCAAACTCTAAAGTACCCTCTGCTTTGAGGTTACCGTTTTGATCCATATGCACACCAGAGTCGTTACCTAGACCGTCTGTAATTTCTTTTAAGCTACCAGTCAAAGGCTGGTTATCTGTCGTTTTGAGTAAACCGTCAAAGGTTTCACTTATTCTAGCACTACTTAATGATGTACCCATATTTATTTACTTTTTTTTGTCTTTTTTAACTTTTGAGTTCTTTAAATACTCAATTAGTTTTACTACGTTATTATGTTTTATTTTATACTGCTTCATAACACCCACCCAACGAAACTAGCCGACTTATCTGGGTACATATCTTCGTTTTGATTCTGATAATACTCTGGAAACTTGCTCGACCCATTAAACGTCAAATAGTCAATCATTCTACGAGTGTAAAACTCTGCAAAGTTTCTGTGTTTTTGTACTAGATAGTCTACTTCGTCTTTAGATGGTTGCGTCGCTGTCTCGCTACTATGCTTAAATATCCCACCGTTCTTAATTTCAAAAGAGCTGAATGGCAAGAAATCTACCATAGCGAAATGGATTAAGGCGGGCTGCACGTATTCGTTTACTAAAGTCTGATAGTCTCCAGTTAATGACCCATTTATTATGTCTTGACTAATTTTATTGTATAGTCTTGTCCCTAAGTAATTCTGGATATGCTGAATTTGGGCGAGCTTAACAAAAGGCAGAAACTTGTCACTGTCCACCGTGCCATTTATAATGGTGTTTCTTACCAGGTCTTCTCTAGAAATAAATAAAGCTGTTGCCATTAGCGTCTATAGTTTGGGTCTAAAGACCAGTAGTTATTACCTCTATTCGCTGTTTGTGCTACTTCTGGCTCGTTTGTTGGTATACGTGCCTCTTCACGCAAACTAGGATCTAGTTTAGCAATTTTCTCTCTAGCCTCTTTTACTGTTATTTTCTCGTTATTTTTACGTAAGTAAGTACGTCTCTCCCAGTAATGGTTGCAATTAACACCGCCCTTATAGAGCCATATGTTATAACTGTTTGATCCGCTAGGTGCAAACTCGCTATTTGCTGTACTTTCTTTGTCTAAATCTTCTTTACGGTATATTTTCTTAGCTGACCACATTTTCTGACAAAACTCTCTCTGTGGGTTATTAGAGCCCATATACGCATATCGTATTTTTAAGATGCTTGTGTCTTGCTCACTGGTTTTACTAGGCGAGCTAGGTAGTACACTAGCAAGCTCTAGCCCAGCGTGTAGTATGTCGTCGTATTGATTAGCTGGTCTTGTGTCTATTAACTCGTAATCGCTTAGGTCTTCGTCTTCTAAGTTAAGCAGCTCATTCATTACTGCCTTACGTAGCTCTTCTGCTGCCTCTATAGGTACGCAGTTAGGCACTTCTCTACCGTCTTTTATTTTCATTCCATACTGCTCGTAACCAGCCTGGCAAGGGTCGTCTGCGTCTTTAAGCTCAGAATGGTCTGCACAGGGCATATAGTATGTCTCTCCGTCTATTTCGTGAGCGTGAGATCCTTCGCAGCCTAAGTCTTTAGCTACTGCCTCTGCCTCTTCTTTAGTTTTGTATACTGGTTTTCCGTCTACGCTTTTAAGTCCTAGCTTCTGTCCAGTCTCTTCTTCGATTTGCTCTTTGTTTGTAGCATTTTCTAAATCCATAAACTCTAAAGGCTGTAGCGTTTTAAAGTATAGGTTAAGGTCTATGTCGTTAAAGTGTAGTATTTTGTCAAAAGAGTCTATTAAAAGGTCTTGAAACGGTTTAATAACCGTATTGTCAAATAAAATCGAGCTCATACGAAGCTCGTCTGCGTTATTTCCGAGACCGTTTTGGACTTTAATACCTAAAAGCATCGGGCTCGTGATTCTGTGAGCTATGAGAATTTTCTGAGTTGACTCAGTCGATAAAAACTCGTACTGTTGGTGTGCATCGCTAAGCTGTATAGACTCTACAGTCGCTTGCTCGTCTGCATTATTATTAAAAGCAAGTATAAATTTACCAGCGTTACTAGATCCAGTGTATTTTTGTTTTATTTTACGCTCTATTTCTGCCTGTGCGTCTTCGTCTGGTATGCCTGAGTTAAAGTTAAGTAGGAGTCCAGGCGACATACCCTGCTTTACATTCGAAAAATGGAAGTTTGCTATCTCGCTCTCCAGATCGGCATACTGAGTCCCACTCTGGTAATCCACAGGTGCGAAGTAATAAAAGCCAGCTCTGTAAGGTTTTACGTACAAAATCTCTACAGACTCTTCGCTAAAGCCAAAAGCTGGTATACGCTCTGGCTGCTCTCCGTTTTTTAGGTTTTGCCAGTCAGCACTATAGTAATATGCCTCTATTTCGCCGTCATCGTTGCATTTCTCTGGTCTTAGCGTTTCTACAGGGTAATGCTCCACTTGTACAATTTGCGTGCGTTCAGCGTTGTATATTACTTGCATAGAGCACTGACCAAATAATTTTAAGTCTGTAGCTAGTTTTCTTACACAGTCGTCTTTAAATAGACGTTTCATCATAGCGTAAGCGTCTGGTTTTTTAGATGAGTCAGTAGCGTCTAAGCCTCTACCAAAAATTAGCTGTGCAATACCGTTAATAGAAGCTCCGTTTGTTGGAGATCCGTTAAAAAGTTGTATAAGGTAATTGAAATAGTTATTGTCTGCACCGTATTCGACCCACTCCTTATTGTTTTGCTCTACTATAGCTGGTGCTGTGTAGGCTGCAAGGTCTAAGAATTTTAAGCCAGCACGTTTGCGAGCTGTACTACGTCTTTTTTTAGTATTATTCATAAATTATATACTCTTTGTCATATGTTAAGTCGCTTTTGTAAACACCTTTGTTTACGCTGTACTCTTCTTGCTCTGACTGGTCTATGTCTTGGTCTGTACAGAAAATTTTGTCTACAATATTTGTGTCAACCTTAAAGTTTATGTCATTCCAAGTGTTTGTACTTAAATTCCAGTAGTCACTATTTTGGCTATATA